CGAATGCCTCCAAGCAAAGCGTGCTGAGCCTGCTGCAAGGCTAAGCTGGCTACTAAGCGTAACACACAGGCCCGGGTTACTCCGGGCCTGTTGTGATTGGACCACAGCCATGACCCGACGTGCCATTGCCTTGACGATCCTTGCCGCCGTTGTGGCCCTTGGGCTGGTCAAGCTTTTGCTTCCCATCGTCCAGGATGCGCTGCACAGCGGCGATGGCGCTGTGATCAGCGCCGAAGTGCGACTGATCAACCAATGCCCCCTTGCCGACCACAGCTTTGCCATACGCAATACCGATACAGGCCGCAGCATCCCGTTTTCCAACGGAATGGCGCGGATCGAGGGCGAAAGCGGCACTTACCTGCAGATCGTGCTGGCCAGCCAATTTGACGGCGTAACCTTCAGCGGCGAAAAACAACGCATCCAAGCGCAGATGACCATGACTGCCGATTGCGACACTGGCGAGCGCATGCGCGGTGTGATGGACGGTATTGGGGATAAGTTTGGAAAATAAGCTGCAATGATGTGTGCACATTTTGCACTCTTGTGCGCAAACGCTGTGTCAAAATAATAACACATACAAAGCACTATTACTAAAGCATTTTAATCCAGCATCACTATGCCTGTCGGCCAGACTGTCAAAATATTAACGCCAGTTTATATCATGTGGATAGCTGCCAAATATCACAGCACCAAGATCTCAGAACAACGGCCTACTAACCCTTCTCAATCATTGTCGACCCCTCTGATAGACCGGTAGAATAACACCAGATAAAAACTGGGTATGCGCAATCTTTTCAAACGTTTTGGTTTTTCCGCGATTGCTCGATCTTTCGATGCAGCCGGTGCTGGCCGTCGCTGGGATCAACCGCGTAGTTTAGATAGCCTGAACACAGCGATCCTTGCGGGGGCTACACCGGCTGCCCGGCGCGCGGGATGGTATGCACGCAATAACCCATGGATTGTGGCCGCGGTTGATAGCCTAGTTGGCAATGTCGTTGGGGCAGGCATCAAGCCTCAATCGACCCATCCAGACCGTGCAGTGCGCGAACAGCTACAAGCGCTCTGGCTGCGCTGGACTGATCATGCTGCGCCAGACGGGTTGGCGGATTTCTACGGGCTGCAGGCCATGGCTGTGCGTGCGATGGTCGAGAGTGGCGAGAGTTTTGCCCGCCTGCGGGTAACCAACGACACTGACAGCTTTCCCCTTCATATCGAACTTCTGGACCGCGAGCAGGTGCCCACAGATCTGCATCGTGATATCGGTGGTGGGACGCGGATTCGCGCTGGCATCGAGTTTGACTCAGCCGGACGCCGTGTTGCCTATCGGGTCCTGTCCGCCCGACCGGGGGACCCCTTGGGATCCCTTCGCATGGATCCCAACCGTGTTCTTGCCGCTGATTGCATTCACCTTTTCAAACCTGTGGCTGCAGGCCAGCTGCGCGGTATCACATGGCTAGCGCCGGTGTTGCTACGCCTGCACGAGTTGGATCAGTTCGAGGACGCCACGCTCGTCAAGGCCAAGGTCGCTGCACTTTTCACAGGGTTTATTACCGATCCAGACGGCACCGTTGGTGGGCTGTCCGGTGACAATCGCTCTGGCGTGCTGACTGTAGGCATGGAGCCTGGCAGCTTGATTCCTCTACCACCTGGCGCAGATATCCGGTTTTCGAACCCAACGGAACATGACGCATATGCACCTTTCGTGAAGAACCACCTGCGCGCTGTCGCCGCCGGGCTCGGCCTGCCCTATGAGTTGGTCTCGGGCGACCTGGAAGGCGTCACCTATTCCTCAATTCGAGCTGGGCTGGTGGAATTTCGCCGCCGGGTTGAACAGCTGCAGCATAACGTGGTCGTGCATCTTTTCTGCCGCCCCATTTGGGAGCGCTTTGTGCGCCTCGCAGTGCTGACCGGCGAACTACCCGCCCGGGATTTTGACGCTGACCCCGCAGCTTACCTAGGCTGCAGCTGGCTGCCACCCAAGTTCGATTACGTCGACCCCATGAAAGACGTCCAGGCAGAGATCCTAGCCATTGGCGCAGGGCTCAAATCCCGCAGCCAAGCAATTTCTGAACGGGGTTATGACGCCGAACAGGTCGACGCCGAGATTGCGGCCGAACAGGACCGTGCCGATGGCATGGGGTTAACCTTTGGACAACCGTCAGCTCCGCAACAAAAGGATACTAGCAATGACTGAGGCTTTGGAATTGCATACACGGCAAGCGAATTTACAGCCTCAGTCGATCAACGTTGCCGAACGAAGCGTTGAGGTCATCTGGTCTACCGGCGCGCCGGTCCGCCGCCGCGACATGGCAGGTCAATACATAGAACGATTGAGCCTGACACCTGAGGCTGTGGATTTGTCACGGCTGCAAGGAGCAAGCGTGCTAGACGCGCACCGCCAGTCAGCCGTACGCGACGTGCTTGGCACTGTGCGCAGCGCTACCGTCGACGGGCAACAGGGCACAGCAGTCCTGAGGTTTTCGGGCCGGCCCGAGGTGGAACCGATCTGGCAAGACGTTATGGCCGGCATTCTTCGCCACGTGTCGGTCGGCTACTCCGTCGAGGATTGGGCCGAGACCACCGAGGGAGGCGCGCGCGTGCTGACCGCTGTGCGCTGGACACCTCACGAGATTTCCCTTGTGCCAACACCCGCCGATCCCGGCGCTCACATTCGAATGGAGAGCAACATGACCGACAAACAGAGCAAGGTTCCAACGGGGAACGATGCTCCAACCCGCAACAGCGCTCTTGCCAGCGACAATACTGCCCAAACCCACACGAACATCGTTGCACCCCATAACGATGTTCAATCCCGCGCCACAAAAAACGCTGAAATCCGCTCCATAGGCCGTATCGCGGGCCTCGACCAAACTTGGATTGATGGTCAGATCGATGGTGGCGCGGATTCAGACATGGCTCGACGTGCCGCGTTCGATGCGCTGGCCAATCGCAGTGCACCTATCATTCGCAGTGAGCAGATGCGCGTGGAAATGGGCAATAGCTATGATGATCCGGCGTTGCGCGCGCGGCAGATGGGTGAGGCACTTTATGCCCGGATCAACCCACGCCATGAGATCAGCGAACCGGCCCGGCGTTATGCATATTCCACACCAGTGGACATGGCAAAGGAATTGCTGACCCTGCGCGGCGAGTCCACCATGGCGCTGTCGCCTGCGAGCCTTGTCACGCGCGCGCTGCATACAACCTCAGACTTCCCAATCATCCTTGGGGATACTGTGGGCGGGTCTTGCGCGACAGCTATCAGGCAGCCCCCTCCGGGATCCGCCAACTCGGTCGGCAAACCAGTGCGCGGGATTTTCGCTCAGTCAACAAGATCATGCTGGGCGAAGCCCCACTCCTGGAAAAATTGAACGAGCACGGCGAGATCAAAGCCGGAACAATGGCCGAAGCGCGCGAGGCCTATAAGGTCGAGACCTGGGCACGCAAGATCGGTGTAACACGGCAGGTGCTAGTGAATGATGACCTCGGTGCCTTCTCAGACCTTGCTCGCAGGATGGGGCAGGCTGCAGCAGAGACGGAGGCGAGGATACTGGTTGCGCTGCTGGAATCCAACTCCGGCAACGGGCCAAAGCTTTCTAACAACAAGACGCTGTTCCATGCCGATCACGGAAACAAGGCAGGCACTGGTGCAGTGATTTCCGACACGACGTTATCAGCGGCACGGCTGGCGCTGCGCACCCAAAAGGGCATTGAGGACCGCACGATCCGTGTCACACCCAAATACCTGCTGGTGCCACCAGCGCTGGAAACAGACGCCGAGAGGTGGCTAGCCTCAGTCTCACCCGCAAAGGCGGCCGATGTGAACCCCTTCTCGGGCTCTCTCAACCTCATCGTCGAGCCGCGCCTGACGTCCGCTGCGCGGTGGTATATTACCGCAGATCCCGGCGAGATCGACGGCCTTGAATATGCTTACCTGTCCGGCAACGAAGGCCCTCAAGTCGAAAGCAAATCGGGCTGGGATGTTGATGGCGTCGAGATTCGGGTGATCCTGGATTTCGGGGCAGGGTTCATTGACCACCGTGGCTGGTTTGCCAACGCAGGGCCGTAACCATGACGGATATCGCACAACTCACCCAATGGCGGGACGCCCTTCTGGCGGCCCGTTTCAAAGGCGTCCGCACCGTCGAATACGACGGCAAGCGCATCACCTATGCCACCGATGGCGAAATGGCCGCAGCGCTCGGCGACCTC